GTGGTATAGTGGCAGACGCAGGAATAAAGAATGTTATTATAAAGAAAAACCTTTTAGGAAAAGTAACATCTGAGAATGGAAGAGTTGCTAGATTTAGAATTATTGCAGAAGATAAAAACAGAAAATCTTCATGGTCTCAAATATTTGTAGTTGACTCTCAGCCAACACTAGTTTTACCTGGAGATCTTAATGTTGTAGGAAATACAATACTTGTTAACTGGTCTACGGGAGATGTATCTATTCAAATAACTTATGATGTTTTTGCATCTTTTGATGGTGGAGATTTTAAGTTTATTGGAGTATCAGGTAGTAGTAGTTATTCATTTTTAAAAACTGGAACCTCTTCAGTAAGGGTAGTAGTTCAGATATCTTCAATAAATCCAAAGATAAGTTCTGGTATTGAGGTTTATGATTCTGGGGTTAGGTCTCTGGTATAATTAGATTATGGCTATTTTACCTGTGCCCGAAAGAGGGCAACCACTAGACGTAACTTATATATATCAGATTGTTAAGGCTATTAATGATCTGTCCACACAGATATCTCCTTCAACATATAAGTACGTAACAGTAGACACACCCACATCAGGCAAGCAAAGTGTAAAGGCCTCAGAGGCCCGTATAATAGGTGGATACGTGCAGGTTACAACAAGTACCACCCAGACTGCGGGATCGTCTAAGCCGTTCTCGTATGACTTCGGAACAGACTTTAAATTTGCCCCAGTGATAACAGCAACCCCAATTAACATTGGAGCAACAGATGCTGGAAAAGATGTAACAGTAACAATAAATAGTGTGTCAACTTCAAGGGTAGAAGGAACAGTAAAGTTCAATGCTGGAGGAGATACAAGTATTGGGATCAACCTTATAGTGGTTGGAATTCCTAACTAATGCTATCTTGTAAGAAATGTAACGGAAGAGTTTTTATAGACAGACAGTATAGCGAGATTAATCATCTTGAAGTGTACTGTATGGTTTGCGGGTCAAGATTTTTTTTCCACCCACCTAGCCAAACATTGGAGGGACGATGGTTACTAAAAAGGGAACAATTGAGAGCGAAAAATACAATGAGTCACCTGTAATACCAGGTAACAAAAAGGTTTGGTTTCTTAACGGGAACTTGGTTAGAATACATCACTACAATCACTCAAACGGAATAATGTCTGTTTATAATATTACTAAAGATCAGATTGAAAGTTGTTTAATTAGTGATTTTAAAAGTAAAAGAGAAAGAGCCTACACTGTAGGTCAGACTGCTGATTTAGTTAATCGTCACAAAAAATATATGCCAGACCTAATGAAGCGTGGAGTAATACCATTCCCTATGGGATCTCAAAAGGGTGGAGCAAGAGGTTTTCAGGTTAGATCATATTATTCAGAATCGCAAGTAAGGGAGATCCGTGATATACTTGCTTCATACCATATTGGTAGACCAAGAAAAGATAAGTTAATTACTAATGATATTACGCCTAGCAAACAAGAATTGACACGAAGAATGGGCGATGGTATACTTACATATAGGAAAACAGAAGATGGCCGATTTGTTCCAATCTGGAATGAATCTATTTAGCGAAGGGTATAAAATGCAAAACGAAGAGACAAAGGTATCTGTCACACTTGGATACACACTCAACCTTGGTAACTTTCAATCACTAAGACTTGATCTTGGCGTTGTAGATGCAAGGCGCAATGGGGAAAATATAGAGCAGGCTTTTGAGCGTGTTTATAAGTTTGTTGAAGATAAACTAACAGCAAAGATTCTTGAAGCACAAAGCGAGGCTGAAGAAAAGTAATGGCTGAACGCAAAGACCGCATGGCTTTGCTTTCAAGATACAGCAAGTATCATACCGCAAGGTACGAGTCAAAGCCATCCTTAAACTTAAATGTAGAGCAGTGGGCTTCAGATGCCCTTGTTGAATCATATACACTACCAGGATGCTACGATATACTTGAGTATTACTTTTCAGTCTCAGAGAATCCTACATGGAACTACTTTGCATACAATGCAGAGAAAATATTACAGGCACAAAAAGATAAAATTAAAGACAATGAAGAAAGAGCAGAGCGTAGACGAATGGCAAAGGAGTGGCTAAGTGAATAATACAGAGTCAAAACTAATTACTGCAGTCCTTAAAGATAAGCAAATGCATGTTCTTCTTCAAGCAAATGTAGACAACCTTCTAAGAACCCACGGAGACATTTGGGAATTCATAAGACTTTATTTTGAAAACAATGCTACGGTTCCACCTTCAGAACTTGTTACAGAAAAGTTTAGAGATTTTGAACCAGTACAAAGTGTTGGGTCAACTAAGCACCATCTTGAAGAACTTCAAGGCGAATATTTAAATGATAGTCTAAAAGACATACTTCGCTCCGCTGCAACTAATGTTCAAAACAACCAAGGAACAACAGCGCTAAACGATCTAATCACAAAAACATCAGAACTAAAAAAGAACACCTCTGCAATTCGTGACATTGATGTTACAGATCTTGAGTCGGCAGTTGCTTATTTTGAGAATGTAAAAAAGCAACAGGCTCTAGGCTTATCTGGAATTAAGACAGGACTTCCAGGCTTTGACAACTATCTTCCTTCTGGAATTATGCCAGGGCAACTTGGCGTATTTCTTGCTTATCCAGGAATTGGAAAGTCATGGCTTGCACTGTATTTTGCTGTTCAGGCTTGGAAGCAGGGAAAGTCTCCACTTGTTATTTCTCTTGAAATGTCTGAAACAGAAGTACGCAACCGTGTATTTACAATCATGGGAGAAGGCCGATGGTCTCACAGAAAGATTAGTAACGGAGAGATTGAGATTGACATGCTTAAAGAATGGCATGCAAAGCATCTTCAGGGAAAGCCAGAGTTTCATATTATCTCAAACGATCAAGGGGGAGAAATCAACCCGTCTGTTCTTCGTGGAAAGATTGACCAGTACAAGCCAGACTTTGTAATCGTTGACTACCTTCAGTTGATGGCCCCTAATCAGAAGTCAGATAATGAAACGGTACGAATGAAGAACCTTTCACGAGAACTTAAACTCATGGCTATTGGCGAAGAGGTTCCTATTATTGCTATCTCTTCTGCCACACCAGATGATGTTAACGACCTATCTACGGTACCTACGCTGGGTCAAACCGCATGGTCTAGACAGATTGCCTACGATGCGGACTGGGTGCTTGCCCTAGGCCGTGGAACCAATAGCGATATCATTGAGTGTGCTTTTAGAAAGAACCGTAATGGTTTTATGGGAGATTTCTTGGTTCAGTGTGACTTTGATAAGGGATACTATCGATATAAAGACTTTGAAGATAAGTAGTTATAATATGATATGTCAGAAATCAAGGAGAACTTACCGCCTACATTCTATCATCATAAGCCCATAAAAAGGTTTTATCTTGATGGGATCATTCACGACGACTCCATGATAGGCAGATTAAAAATAGAATATATAAGATTATTAGTCTCAGAAATGAAACTAAGTGGGTATGTGCCAAGGCTTGACCTTGACCCAGACTTCACTATACGATATAATGATACTAAGAACTTTTTTGAATTTGAATTATCGATACAAGCAGTTTACGCAGGGAAAAGGAAAAGCGAATGGATAGCAGGTATAGACGGAACCAACCCAATCTTTATACCGCAGAGCAAGTCAAGCGAGTCCTTACAGGATCGGGTGTAGACATTGAGTCTGACCTTTCAGATAACTACATAATATTTTGTCCATTCCACAATAACCACAGAACCCCAGCAGGAGAAGTTCACAAACTAAATGGTTTGTTCTTTTGTTTCTCTTGCCAAAAAACAGCAGACCTAATTGAATTGATAATGCACACTTCTGGAAGAACATATTTTGAGTCAGCCAGATACATTAAGTCAAAAGAAAAAATAACTAACCTTGTTGACGATATTAATAAAAGTCTTGTTGTTGAGGAAGAGTTTAAGAAGTTTGACACAGAAATACTTAAAAGACTATACAACAACCTTGGATCACTTGACAGACCAAAGCAATATTTTAAGTCAAGACATATAGAGATGCAGTCTTGGATCAAGTTTTCTCTTGGATATTCAGATAAGCAAGACATGGTTACCGTTCCAGTACACAGCCCAGACGGAATCCCTATTGGCTTTGTTGGCAGGTCTATTGAGGGTAAAGAGTTTAAAAATACTCCAGGACTTCCAAAAAGCAAAACTCTTTTTAATTTGCATCGTGTAAAGAAATCTGATAGAGTATACGTAGTGGAATCCTCATTTGATGCAATAAGGCTTGACCAGGTTGGTCTGCCAGCAGTTGCAACTCTTGGGGCCAATGTTTCAAATACACAAATAGAATTGCTTCAAAAGTATTTCAATAACATTATTGTTATTGCTGATAATGATGAGGCAGGAGGAAATATGAAAGATAGAATAGTTGAAAAACTTTCTAGTCGTGTTTCCGTCATTAAACTAAAAAACCAGTATAAAGATATTGGAGACATGCCAGACGAAGAACTAAAGAACTTGGAGTTCCAGTTTGACAAATCTATATCTCTTATGCTAAACTAATATAACAACACAAAGGAGAAATAATATGAGCGTAGTAAAGGGACTCAAAAACATCAATGCCCTGCTCGACAAGCCAAAGTACGAAAATGACGGACCAAAGGTCAAGTGGCTAAAACTTGCCGATGGGCAGTCAGTTAAGATTCGATTCATTGAAGAACTTGACGAAGATTCAGCAAACTACAATGAAGAGCGTGGGCTTGCACTTGTTGTAAAGGAACACGTAAACCCAAAGGACTATAAGCGCAAGGCTGTAGACACAATGGATACAGAAGGCCGTGACTGGGCAGAAGAAATGCACCGCAAGGATCCAAAGGCTGGATGGCGTGGTCGTCTTCGCTTCTACTGCAACGTCTTAGTTGACGACGGCATTGAAGCACCATATGTTGCAATCTGGTCAATGGGTATCAGTAAGCAATCATCATTTAATACAATTCGTGAGTATGCTCTTGAAACAGGTAGCATCTCAAACGTATTGTGGAAACTAAAGCGTAATGGTCAGGGAACTGAAACCAATTACACTCTAATTCCATCTGCTCCAGACAAGGAGCCATTTGCTTGGGGAGACATTAAGCCTTACCCACTTGAGTCAGCATTGAAGAAGATTCCATATGCTGAGCAAGAAGCATACTACTTGGGCTTTGACGGTCCATCTATAACTTCATCTACCAACACTGATTGGTAATATGAACTACGTCGGCTTACATGTCCATACCCATTTTAGTTTGTTTGATGGGATTGCTACTCCAGAAGAATACGTTGACCGTGCAGTTGAGTTAGGGATGCCTGCAATAGCCATCACTGACCACGGTACTTTATCTGGGCATAGGGAACTGCACCGTATTGCAAAAGCAAAGGGCATAAAGCCAATTCTTGGGCTAGAGGGATACATGTGTGCAGACATATCTGATACACGAGATAAGTCTGAAAGAGAAGGTCAACAAGATCTTGTCTATAACCACATTATCCTTCTAGCCAAGAATCAAATTGGTTTAGAAAACCTAAACAAGATTAGTGAACTATCTTGGACAGATGGTTTCTTTAAGAAGCCAAGGTTTGATTTTACTATACTAGAAAAATATAAAGAGGGAATCATTGTTACCTCTGCTTGTCCAAGTAGCGTGTTAGTTAAAGCACTTGAGGAGGAAGAGTTTGCTCTTGCCAAGAAGTACATATCTTGGTTTAAAGAACGCTTTGCTGATGATTACTATATTGAGGTTATGCCTCATAATGAAGCACACATTAATAAATATCTTATTGAACTTGCCGATGAGTTTGGTATCAAGGTAGTTGTTACACCAGACTGCCACCATGTTGACTCATCACAAAAAGAAGTTCAAGAGTTTAAACTGTTAATGAACACTCATGGAAAAATTCTTAAAGATAGTACATACGAAAAGTCAAAGAAAAAAACTGACATGATGGAACGCCTTGACTACCTTTATGGCGAAGACCGTCAGATAACATTTAACAAGTTTGACAT